TGAGAAGCTCGGTGGGAGTTCTGGCGTGCCAGATTTATTCGTGGTAGTCCCAGCAGACTATAGCGACGCAACGATGGAGTTCATACATTATGGAGACAATCCTGTTGTTAGTGGCGACGGTGTTTATGGTAAAAATTATCGTCTTGTCGCTATCGAAATGAAACGCAAAAAAGGAGGTGCAACGTCAGCAAATCAAAAACAGTGGATTAAAACGCTCAATGAGGCCGGCATTCAGACTGTTGTTTGTAAGGGTTGTGATGCGGCGATTGAGTTTATTGAGTCAATAACTTGAGAGGTTTATGACTGAAGTGGAACGCTTGACTGCTTGATAAAACAGTCAAAGCATTTTATAGCTAGGCGCTGGTGAGATTGAGTGGTTGGGAGGCCGCGATTGTCAGCGCCTAATCTGTATATTTCAGAGGTAGAGGAGGGATAACAAACATGGTCAAATGGCTAAAAATCGACAAACAAGACAAGACGAGGCGACGCCGTCAGGAGATTGGGCAGGTCGCCATTTATTATATTTCAAAACAAGCAATTATTATTGGCGACGAGCGAAAATGCAAGCCGTTGTCGCACTACATTCTCTTGCAATCTTGGCAAGATCGAAATAAAAAACCGTACCAAAATATGCTGCGTAAGTTACAAAGCACTAAAGACTTGACTCTCATGCAAGCACAACTCATCGCAAATAGTTACGGCGTACACATCTCAGCTGTTTCCGAGCAGTCAATACCAAAGGAGCTACGCGTCAATCTCTAGAATTATAACCATGAAAGATGACTTCAAATCATGTCCTAAATGCGGCCGAAAGTATAAGCGGCAAGACAACTACGATATCCACGTAGCTGGTTGTAATCGTACATCGCCGTCAACTCATGGCGGAGCCAGAAAAGGCAGCGGCGGAGTCAAAGGCAAAAAGACTCAAAAGGTTCTCGACCGAATGAAAGAGAAGCAGCGGATTTTAGACCGAATCACTAGGAACGCTGACAAGCTATACGAAGCACAGTTTCGGCTGGCTACTGGCGTGCAGTTGTTGTTTGTGATCAGGACTGACCGCAAGGGTAATCGGTTACCGGCAGAGCAAGTCACCGACCCTGAAACTATTGCGGCATTTCTCGATGGCGAGCTGGACGGTGTGGACGACGAGTATTATTTCATTGCCACGCAGAAGCCAGACAACAAGGCTATTAAGGACATGCTCGACCGAGCATTTGGCAAGCCGGTTGATCACGTTGACCTATCTGTCGATGTTCGCGAGAAACAGCCGCCAAAGATCGTCTCGACTATCAAGCCGCGCAAAACGAAAGGCGAATAGTTTATGTCGCTAGAATTAAAGCCGAAGCAGCAAAGCGTTGTCGATATTATTAACGACTGTCCCGAAGTCGATACTATTTATTTGATTGGTGCGGTAGGCACTGGCAAGACAGATATCGCGGCGAGTATCGGCATCGATATTTGTGACACATTTGAGAAGACATACTGGACGGTTTTTCGCAAGAATATCAGCACTGCGAAGCGGTCGGTGATTCCGTCGTATCTGACGATGCTTGATCGTAAGAACTTCAAGGAGGGCGAGGACTATATGTACAACGGCCAAGATTATGAAATTAAGTTCCCAAACGGCTCAAAGATTGGCTTTGTGGAAGCGGACGAGACGAAAGACAGGAACGGTCAGAAGATTAAAGGTATCAACGCCAGTGCTAGTCATATTGACGAGGCTGACGAATTGTCGCTGACGATGTTCACCACGGCTAGATCCCGTAAAGGTCGCCGCAACACCAACGGGCAACCGAGTATCGCCATTATCACCCTCAATCCAAACGATGTTGATCATATTAAAGAGGTATACATGCGTTGGAAGTACGGCGGAAATGGCAAGTATGAGCCACTGCCACCGAATATTCGTGTGGTCGAGTTTGATTTGTCTGATTCATGGCAGATGCAATCAGACATTGACGCTATGATGACCAATCCGACATGGTGGGTCGAGCGGTACCTCAAAAATAACTGGGAATACCAGGACGAGAGCAAGACGATATTCCGCTCGAGTATTTTCGCCAAGGCAATCGTCAAGAGCTACGAGCCAGGACGCAAGACGACCGGCTACGACGTGGCGCGTGATGGCGTTGACCGTAGCGTGGCAGCAGATTGGGAGAACCTGACACTGATTGATGGCAGCATCACGAAAGATTCAAGCGAACAGATGGAAACTGGCAAGCAAGCCGAGTGGCTGATTGAGCATTCAGATAACTTCGCTATCGGCTACGAGAATATCGCAGTCGACGGTGTAGGCGTTGGCGTTGGTGTTATTGATGGCGGTAAAGACCGCGGTGCTGAGTTTGCGGTGTTTAAGTCTGGCTTTGCGCCTGATCCATTTCTGACATTCGGTGACGAACCAAAGAGCCGGGAGGACGCTGAGCGTTCGCAGGAGCTGATGGCGTTTAACAATTTACGGTCACAGGTGGCATACATGCTAGCAATGGGATTGGATAGTGGTAAGGTGAAAATCCTTGATAGCTTTCCATTCCTCAATGAGTTCATTAAAGAGGCGCAGATGCACCACCACGAATATAAAGATAAGGTGTTTGTGTTGGAATCTAAGGAATCAATCAAGAAGCGGCTCGGCAAATCGCCTGACATATTCGACTCTGTATTGATGGGTTTTTGGCTACAGCTGAAGCACGAGGTAGTGATGGAGTGGGGCGGAATTATGTAATCCGTATATTTACAGTTAGAGGACTATATGAAATTGAAAGACTTTTTGCGCAAATTAAAGTTTCAAAAGCCAGACAGGGACACTGTCATTGAGGCGTGGATAGGGCTGCTGATGTTCATCGGTGTGCCATTTTGCATTTGGCTATATTATGGCGGCAAGGTCGCCACGGTGGTATTTGTCGGCGTGCAGCTGATATTTTGGTCGGTTTATTTGTATAGGAGCAACAAGTAGATGGGAATTATTAAAACAGCCATGGGATTAAGGGGCGAGCGACGTGTGAGTGGCGTTGACCCCGCTTTTCAAAGATTATCGATGTTCGATCATTACCGAGCCAGCAGTTACGCGACGGCTTATCCTAATATTCGCACGGTTGCCAACAAATATATGACAGTGCGGCCGTTTGCTATCGACGGCAATGGCAAGCAGGTGCCACACGAAGTCATTAACGCGTTGTATCACCCTAACAAATCTGACAGCTCTGTAGCGTTTGCCGAGAAGATAGCCGTATCGACGCTATCGCTACGCAAGACATATATTTTGGTATGGAGCAACTATGGCGGAGTAGCAAAGCCTGGCGGTGATTTTATGGGGCAGGGCGGCAAGAATATTGCTGGTTTCACGTTCTTGGAGTTTCCGCGAGTTGCACGAGTTGGCAACAAGACAACATACACAGTCGGTACACAGACGTTTACTGAAGATGAAGTGCTGGTATTGCCTGGTGGTGTCGATCCAAACGACCTGTACGCTGGGTATTCGCCGTCTGAAGCCTCACGCCGGTGGGCGACACTTGACGACTACATTGCTGACTTTCAAGCTGGCTTTTTCGAGAACGGAGCAGTGCCAGCTGGTCAGTTCATTATTACCGCACCAACACGGCAATCATTCCAAGAGAGCGTGGCGATGCTGCAAGACGCTCATCGCGGAGCTGGCAGCAATAATAACGTCACCTACACACACCGACCGGTTGACTCTAAGACCGGCAAGCCGTCGACTACCGCGGCTGTTGAGTGGGTGCCGTTCTCGCAACCAAACAAAGATATTGACTTCGAGAACTTATTCAAGCAGGTTGACAGGCGAATTGATACATCATTTGGCGTTTCGGCAATCATGAAAGGCATTGATGACACTGCGACATACGCCAACGCGCAGGTGTCAAAGCAGGTATTCGCCGAGAACGTCGTTGATCCATTGCTACTACGCAACTACACACAGCTGACGCACGAATTGAACCGAATCACTGGTGGCATGGGCATAGCCATTACTTACGAATTCGCTATTCCGCAGGTCGTCGATGAGGTCAAGGTGCAGGCTGAGGCTGATGATATTCGGATTAACAGCATCTTGAAATTAGAGGCGGCTGGATACAGTACCGATAGCATCATTGACGCGTTGAAATTGCCAAACAACTTTAAGCTGTTGCGTAAGGGCGAATATAAACCACCAGAGATTGAGAACGATAAGCCAGACGTTGACGAGGGTGACGAAGTAGCAGACGCGCCAGACCGCCGCAAGGTTGGTGACACGGGGGTTTGGGGAGAAGCGAATGGCACAAACCCAAAAGCTGCAGCTGACAAGCAGCCGCAGACACTCGATGACTTTGAGCAGCTGATTTATGACGCAACGACTGAGTTTATGCAGAAACAGGTCAACCGAGCCATTGCTGAATCGCGCCAGACGGCCGAAAACAGCACTGAAGAGGACGACGAGCAAAACGAATTTGCCGAAGCGCTACTGTTGATTATCGTGGCGCTGATGATAGTTCAGGGGGCAATTTACTTTGAGGATGGTAAGCAGCTACTGATAGATAACGGAGTGTCTACCGCCGAGCTAACAGGCTTTGTGGTGGCAGCGTCAACACAGGAAGCTTACCGAGGCTATCTGCTAAACGTGGCACGCTCATACGCTGACGATACGGCCGCCTCAATCCGCCGAGTGCTTGATCATGCGGCGTCGCATGGCTGGGCACAGTCTGAGCTAGAGGAGAAACTGCGCGGCATCATGAAGACCGACGAATGGCGAGTACAGAGAATGGCTCGCACTGAGATATCACGAGCCGACGCACTGTCAAGCGTTGAGGCGATGAAGCAGATACAAAACCAAACAGGAACGCTGATCGAGAAAGCGATGGAGAGCGAGACCGGCAAGCCGTGCGAGTTTTGTGCCACGTTGATCGATAAGTGGGTGGCGGTTGATGAGCCAATCCTAAGCCTGAATGAGGCAATCATTGGCAGGGACGGCGGCATATTCATCAACAATTTTGCGCAGAATGACGGCTACGACGTACATCCGAACGGGCATTGTCACCCGAAGTACCGTGTTGTCAAGGCGTATTTGAATGCTGAGCGGCGAATCATTGACGATGAGCTGGCTGATTTAGATTTGCGGTGCGAGGAGTGCGGACGCTACCTGAACATCAAGGGCGTTACTCAGATGATCGCGCAAGTACGTTGCAGCAATGCGAAGTGCAAGCACGTCAACAACATCAAGATCGTAAACACCGCCTCGACAGATGAGCAGGTGCGTTATGAGTTCGATAAATCGTAATCTGTAGTCTTAGAAATAAGACGAGAGCAAAACGCTCAAATTGGACGGGCAAGCAGGAGTCGAAAGCAAACTTTAACAAGGAAATAAAGCATGAAGTTCTGGAAGTGGAGCAATTCCGTTTCATCGAATAATCAAGAGCTTATACT